GAGAAGGATTAGATGGCAAAAGATCAGGACTCTGGTGGGAGTTTCACAGACTTATTCGGGAATGTAATCCCAGATGGGTCATCATCGAAAACGTCGCCATGCTTCGACGTAGAGGATTGGGACAAGTGTTACGATCCCTCGCAGAGATCGGGTATGATGCAGAATGGCATTGTATATCCGCTAGAGCCGTTGGTGCGCCTCACCAGAGGGACCGCCTCTGGATACTGGCCTACCCCAACAGTCAACGGCAATTACAATCGGAAAGGAGCAAGCAAGACATCAGGCGATGGGTTAGCAACAGCAGTGTGGAACTGGCCGACTCCTACGGCCAGAGACTACAAGGACACGGCCAAAAACTGGGAAGACCTAGCCAAATATGCACACAAGAAACGCTTGCCATGTTCAGTAACAGCAGTGGAAAAACGCAATGGGAAATTGAACCCAAGGTGGGTAGACTGGTTGATGGGATACGAAATAGATCACACAGATTGCGACAGCTAGGTAATGCTGTCGTACCACAAATCCCTGAGTATCTAGGACAATGTATCAGGGATCAACAGAAAGGAAACTAACATGTCAGCAGAAAGTAAAGTACTACGTGCATTGCGTAAGCGTAATCGAGTTACTCGTAAGACAGCTATCGAACGAGGATGGGCAGAGAATCTCACCGCTACCATCTCTCGCTTGCGTAAGATGGGACATGATATTGTACCTATCAAAGCACGTACACCAGAGGGTGAAAGCTATACCCGCTATCGTCTAGTAGCTTAATCTACAGACCTGGACATGTCTTTAAACTGTCCTTTATAATAAATAGGAGAAGTAAGATGTCATCACTTTATCTTGACGATGAGCAAGAGTTTCTGTTAAAAAACCTAGAAGTATCAAGTAAGATATATAAAGTTTATCCTCATGATAGTTTATATACTGAATTAAAACATGAGTTTCGTAATAGAGATGTTAATGATACTCATGTAATAAGAATAAAAGAAAATATTAAAAAGAATAATCTGCTTCATCTTCAACCTATTATAGTTCAAGCAAGAGAAGAGGGAAGTCTATCTATAATAGATGGACAACATCGTGCTGAAGCAGCTATCTCTTTAGGACTACCTTTTTATATTTTATTAGACGATAGTCTAGAGATAGTAAACCTGATAAGTTTAAATACTTATCAAAAGAATTGGAGCTTATCAAACTTTGTAGATTTCTGGGCAAACAATGAGGAAACTTCTCATGCATATAATATGTATAAGCAATGCAAGAAAGAGAACCTAGTATCTAATAGTGTTCTTATTGCTATCTTTAATAAGTCATCTCAATATGTTCAAGCTACTTGGGAGTTTAAAGATGGTAAGTTAAAATATGATTCTTTCAACAGTGATCATATCAAAGATACGTTACTTAAAATTAGGCGAGTGCAAAGATGTCCTACTAATCCTACCTTGGATAAGAATGTTTTAGATAGGAAGCCTTTTCAACTAGCGTTATTGGAGGCGTTTGAGAATACTACCTTTGACTTTGAAAAATTTATTCTCAACCTAAGACGATCAAGACATAAGTTTAATATCTTGGCTAAGAAGACAGACTACACTAAAGAAATCTTTCGTATTGAAAGAAAAAGAAAATGAGAGGCACTATGAGTATAGAAAAAGATACTGAGAAATATGTTAAGGCTTTACGCTCTGCCCCTAATGGATGGGGTCAACACATTATTGATGGTATGCAAAGCCATGAATGGTTGAGAATAATGTTCGACACTTATGGACAAGATGAGGTAAATAATTACCTTGAAGATAATTACTGGAGTAAAGAAAGATGAAGAAAATAATCCATGTTAATCAACATGTGATAAAAGCTAATCGTAAGAATGACACAAGAAAACCACCACTAACCTGTAAGACCAGCAAAGATAATATCTATGCTAAAGATATTATTATTGATGGACCCTGCCGAATACGATATAGTCCAGATAAACCGCTATCCTGTGGCGCTCATGTTTGGATTGAAACAGATAGTGAGATTGTAGTTGTTGGTAAAGCATACCAATGGAAGGAACTAGTTTAATGAAAGAGTATCAAGTGACAGTGTATCGTACTGTTCAACAGAGTGCTACTGTCACGATTGAAAGTGACAGAGAACTAAACGATACTGAAATAGAATACATTCGTAACAAAGCAGAAGATGAGACAGGTGAACTGTCTGATTATGAATGGAAAACAGAAGAGGTAGATGACAAAGTAGATGTAACAATCTATGATGGTAATGAATACTATCTTACGTAAAGGATACATAAGATGACTACAACTACAGAACTGAACGATCTCTTTCGCTGGTGTGATGACATAGGACAGTTCGCTATTGACCGTCCTATTAATGATACAAAGAACCATCAAGGTTCTTGCGTACACAAGACAGGATTTTGTATGACTACTTGTTTCAATAATAAGTTATACAAACTCTATCCCAAGATGCATGACAGGGATGATAGGGTAGAAAATATCTGGCAGAATCTTGATCCTCTTTCCATCAAACCTTTTCTTCAACGTAAGCGTAAGCAGACTAAGCGAGTGCGCTTCATGACTAGAGGTGAGGCGTTTGCCACCTGGTCAGATGTACTCAAGGTCAAGGCTATCCTGGAAGATAATCCAGATACTGAATGGTGGATACCTACCCGTGCATGGCGTGATCCAATCTTGAAAGCACTGATCGAAGAAATGATAATGCCATTGAAGAATGCGGCAGTGAATGCAAGCGTTGATCCATCCAATACAAAAGATGAATGGAAAATGCTACGAGTAGATGGATGGAACGTAATGTTCTATGGAGATGAAGACTTGACTAGTGTTCCAGACTCTGATATAAAAATGTTCTTATGTCCTAAGACTCACAAGAAACTGAAAGGACATTGCGATATTTGTAAGGCTGGATGCTTCAGTCCAGTTACAAAGCAGCAACAACAATTTGTGCATCTGTCACAACATTAGGAGTTTAATATGTCAACCTATCGAACAGGAGTAATTCCAGAATTGTTTGGTGATATCAATGACTTAATAGATCAAGTCAATGATCTTAAACCTACAGATTCTACCTTTGAGATTGCTAAATCTTTGAGTGATTTAAAGAGTAAAATCAGAGAAGAATTTGTAGGTTTCTAGATTGCATACTTAACTTTAATATGATATAATATATAGATTGGAGATTAGAATGAGCAAGTTTAAGTTCAAGGACCATGTACAAATTAGTCTTTCTTCAGATACTATTTGTGGAGAGGACTTAAACACCATCATCATGCGATACAGTGACACTACATCTGTTACTGATGTGTCAGTAAGAGAGTGTAACAAAATCCTCAACTATCAGATGGAGGAATGGGAACATGAGTACAATCAATACCTCGATTCCTTTAAATATAATTAGAAAGGTAGAACGTATTCATAAATCAGGTATGCGTGATCCTTATTGGAAGGAACGTAGGCAACATCAAGTTATCCCTGATAAAAAGAAACAAGAGAGCAAAAGAAAGTGTAGACAAAATGTTTATCATAGTTCAGGGGAATAAAGATAATCTATATACATGCCTAGAAGATTTACATCCTTTACCAAACGCACAAGGTAATGCTGTTGAAACATTTAAAACAAAAGCAGATGCAGCTAAACTCCTTGAACTTTTATGGGATGTAGAATTAGATGAATATGAAGAAAATAATATTCATGTTTGGAGACTGCATTAATGTTTCCACCTAATGATTTTATTGATGTAGTAGTGCTTGTAGTAAAAGCTATCGTTGATGCTCTAACATAGGAGGTTAACATGAATTTATCAAATGTAATTACTACTTTGTCTGAGATAAAAAGTAAAATAGATATAATCTATAATAATACAGAGTCTATAAACATAAGTAATAAATATATGGATAGTTTAAAAGATGAAACATATAATGATATGGTTAATTTAATAGATGATTTAAGAGCAATACATAGAGAGAGGCGAGGCTTGGAGATAAATGCATGGCGTATGTAAAACTATTTATATGTCTGTTCGTATTAGGTATATCTTCAACCACATATGCAGAGGAAGAAACAAATAATTTTGAGTGCTTAGTTGAAGCAGTCTATCATGAAGCTAGGTCTGAACCTTTTATAGGACAGTTAGCAGTTGCTAATGTAATCTTAGAAAGAGTTAACTTATCTCATTTTCCAAATAGCGTATGTGAAGTTGTTCATGCAGGACATAGATGGAAAGGAAACATAATTAGAAATCGATGTGCCTTTAGTTATTTCTGTGATGGAAAAAAAGAATGGTACAGTATGGATAAGAAAGCAATTGATATAGCTTATAACGTGGCTTCTCTAGCCATGCAGGGAGTAATGGTATTTTCTACACTAGGAGCCACTCATTACCATGCTAGTTATGTAGTGCCATCCTGGTCTAACCACTTGGAAAGATTAGAACAAATAGGCACTCACATTTTCTATGTTGACTAGTGCTTAAAAATATGATACTATTCGTTTGAAACGAGGTTGATATGGGTAGAGTTAAAGATTTAGTATACACTGGAGTTCATGCTATGACTTATGAAAGTGATAAATATCTCTCTATAGCAGATGACTTATTAAGAGAGAATAAAATACTAAGAAAAAATGTTAAAGATTTACAAGAACAATTAAATAAAGCTCATCAAAGAATTAAAAATCTTACAGGTAATACATGGTCTGAAGAAACAAAAGATAAAAATCAAATGGACTTAGAACTAAATGACTGACGAGACAAAACAATGTCAGGTATTTGACTTTGTTTCTATTAAAGAAGCAATAGAAGAAAAGAAAAATGCCTCTACAATAGGAGTATCTGATGAAGAATGGGAGGATTGCGTCTATACTTTATTTTTATTCATGTCTGAAAATGGATATGATCCTCATAAACAATCAGAGATAATAGAATTTGTTAAAGACTATTTTCCTGATCTACCATACAATGATAACGAGGAATGACCAATGAGTAAAAATTTATGGGAGAAAGAAGAACGACAAGTGTTTCGATCTCTCACTCGACAGTACAAGCAAGAAGGTTATGATATCAAAGAAGCTAAGAAGTTAGCCAGAGAAGAAACAAATGAGATTATGTTAGACAAGAAAGAATTTGCAGAAAATTTATATCAGCAGGCTTTAGAAGACCTTGATTGATAATATTATAGATAAGATAATTTTAGTTAGGGCATTAAACTATGACGCATCTTTTAAGTTTGCTCGTAAGAAAGGAGGTATGCTATCTGTATATGATTCTAATAAAGTTATTTGGATATATCCGTATTCAAATATACTCTCACAATCTTATGTTAGAAAAGTTCTTACAGATTATTTTGGTAACTCTATTATTAGGAACTAGACATGTCTGGTAAATGGTTGGAAAGAGGAGAGTGTCCTGAGTGTGGATCGAGCGATGCTAACGTAAGACACTCTGATGGATACTCACATTGCTTTTCTTGTAACACACACTTTCATAGAGAGGATGGACAAGTGGTCGTGCCAATGCAAAATAAACGAGATGGTTTTTCAGTTGGAGAACTTAAAGGTATTGATGATCGTAAGATCAGCGCAGCTACATGTAAGACATACAATACGTATGTTAAAACTAAAGGTGGTACGGTTACACATCATATCTATCAGTACTTTAATTCACAAGGAGACTTTGTAGGTAATAAGGTTAAACAAGTAGAAGGTAAGAAGTTTTGGTCTGAAGGTGACATGCAAAGCGCAGGTCTGTTTGGTCAAAACTTATTTGGTAAAGGTGGTGGAAAGTATATCACTGTCTGTGAAGGCGAGCTTGATGCTATGTCTGCTTACGAGTTGCTTGGTTCTAAGTGGCCCGCTGTATCAATTAAATCTGGAGCGCAGTCTGCTTTGAAAGATTGCAAGCAATCCTTTGAATATCTAAATAGCTTTGATAATATTGTTCTATGCTTTGACTCTGATAAACCTGGACGAGAAGCAGCGCAGAAGGTAGCTCAACTATTTGAGCCTAACAAATGTCGTATCATTAGCCTTGAGTATAAGGATGCTAATGAATACATCAAGATGAATAAACGTAAAAAGTTTACAGAAGAATGGTGGAATGCTGAACCCTTTACACCAGCAGGTATTATTAATCTTAATACTTTAAAAGATTCTTTGTATGATGAAGCTCACTTTGAGACTTGCCTGTATCCTTGGTCAGGTCTTAATGAAAAGACTTATGGTATGCGGACAGGAGAACTAGTAACATTTACTAGTGGTGCTGGCATGGGTAAGTCTAGTATTATCAGAGAGCTTATGCATCATCTATTGAAGAACACAGAAGATAATATTGGTGTTCTTGCTATGGAAGAAAGCATTCGCACTACAGCATTCAACATCATGTCTGTTGAAGCTAATGCTCGATTGTATATCAAGGAGATTAGGGATCAGTTTGATCGTAAGGACTTGTTGAAGTATCAAGAAGATACTATTGGTACTGGTAGGTTCTTTGCCTTTGATCACTTTGGTTCCATAGGTAATGATGAGATACTAAATCGTGTTAGGTTTATGGCGAAAGCTCTTGAGTGTAAGTGGGTTGTGCTTGATCACCTATCAATCTTAGTATCAGGTCAAGAAGACTTTGGTGACGAACGTAAGTCTATTGATATCTTAATGACTAAGTTACGTAGCTTAGTAGAAGAAACAGGTTGTGGGTTGCTGCTTGTATCTCATCTGCGTAGACCATCAGGTGATGTAGGTCATGAGAATGGTAAAGAAATTACCTTGTCACATTTGCGTGGAAGTGCTAGTATTGCACATCTGAGTGATAGTGTTATTGGTTTGGAAAGAAATCAACAAG